ACTTCATTTCACTCATATAATCTTTATTTAGTTAAAACTTATTTCATTAATACATATGTAACATACAAAAAAGGTTGACCGAAGCCAACCTATTTTATGAAAAATGTTAATGTTTTATTAGAAATTTAAAATACAATAATCTGGTTGTACTTCTAAAGATATTTCTTGAGCTGCATTTTCAGTATCCCAGTTAAAATCTCCGAAATCTGCTGATGTTATAATTGCTCCTTTAATAATCCATTCAGATACTATATCACCTACAGGTCCTAATACATTTAATGTAAGATCTTTTTTATAGAAATCACTATATCCATCTCTACCTGTTACTGATTCGTGATGCAATCTAACCCATTCCATACATGCCTGAGCACCTGATGGTGTTATTGGGTCAAATAACGTCAATGAAATTGGATTCCATGTTGTTTTACCTTTTACAAACCTTTGAACATTAATATGATTTAATGCTACTGTTCCTTGTGATAATGTTACAGCTCCTATACCTTTAATTTGATAAGAGGGGATTCCATCTACATATAGTACAAATCTATTCTTTTGTTTTGGCTCAAAAGCTGTGAAAAATATTTCGTTTGGGTCTAATACTGCCATTTTATTATTTTATTTATTTTATTATAAATATTTACTTTATTTATTTTTATGACGGAAATGTTGCTCCAGTTGGTAAAACATTGAAATCTAAAATTATGAATTCAGCTGTTTTAGTTGGTTGTAGGTAAATTTGACCTACTAGCTCGTTTCTATCGATTACATCTGGTGTGTTATTTGTAGCATCCATTACAACTTTAAACGCGTATAAACCTTGTCTTTGTTGTACTGATTCTAAGTATGGATTAACTTGTGATAAGAAATTGTTTCTTGTACTTATTGTATTTTGTTCAAATACTAAGTTATCTGTTACTTGTACTATATATGATTTTAATGCTATTAATAATCTTCTAACATTTACTCTATCTAAAGCACTTGCTCTTTTCTGTAATGTTTTCTGTCCAAATACTACAACTCCACTTCCTGGGAATGTTGCAATTGGATTTACATTTGCTTCATATAAATTATCTCTATTACCTGATGTTAATTTTCTTTCTGCTTTTACTACGTTACCTAGCGCGCCTCTAACTAATCCTGCTGGTGCGAACCATGGGTCCGATGAAGCATCTGTAAATGCGTATACTCCCGGTATAAACACAGAAGCTGGCGACCAAACGTATTGTGCATTGGCGTCAATTGACTGTAACCAAGGCCAATATGTTGCTGCATATGAACTATCAAATGCTGAACCTTGTGTTACTACTGTATTTACTGAACTGTTATAAGGCACTAAATCAATTACTGCGATACAATCTGTTCTACCTTCTGCTAAATTTACTAACTTAGTTACTACTGGTGAATGTGCAGCAAGTGAATTAATTAATCCAGGTGCTGATATTACATTAAAGCTGTAAGCATCGGTATTTGCTAATAAATTCATGGATTGCGTATATTCTGCTGCAATTAATCCTTGAATGTTAGTATTCGTGATATTTTCATTAAATTTCACAGGTGAATTATTGACGTTTACATTATCACCAATTCCTCCTTGAAATGATCCTGATCCAATAACTGGTATAGATGGGTAAAATGCTGATTTTGCTGATCCAGCATTATCAAAGTAATTTGGCGTTGGAGAATCTACAGATCCTACAAACACATAAGCACTTGAATTTGGATAGTTACCATTTGATTTTACGTAATAATCTACTCCGTCTTGTTCTACTGTAAAAAATGTATCACCAATGACTTTTGCTACATAATTTGCAGCTGTTGGGTCCATTGATAAATTATTATATTGTTCTAATACTGCTTTTTGAGAATTTGTATCACTACCACGTCTAATAGATAATGAAAATTGTCCTGATCCTGTGTTAGCAGATGTTACTTCCCATCTTACATTATTTCTAGTACCATTTGTTAGTGTACCGTTAGCACCATCAACTCCCGCTTGGAAGTTATTTGCTACAACACCTTCAGAAATAGTTTTTAATGAAAAAGCTGGCTTTTGAACTAAATCTCCTGATTTTAAAGTAATCGTTACTGTTCCAGTTCCACCACCTAATTGTGCGGCTAACATTGTTAATGTTTCGCCTGATACATACCCTAAACCTGCTCCAAATATTATACTTGTAATTGTTGGATAGTTAGGAGATGCTGATACTATTACAGTAGCTGTTGCTGTGTTACCACCACTTCCTCCGGTGATTTGACCTGCTGTTAAAGTAAATGTTCCACCTGTTCCTGCAGCTAATGTGTTTGTTGCTATTGAACCCGATACATTTTTATTTGTAGCTAAAGTTCCGCTTGTTGCATCTGCTGAGTTAGCAATTGAAGATGAAGCTTCTGCCCATCCTGCTGATCCACTAACTACTCTAGTAACTAGTAATGACTCACCACCTTGTGAAAAATAATTATTTGCTGCTGCCGAGTTCAGGTATGAGTAATTTAATGAGCCACTTTCTACTGCCCCACCAAATATAGCTTCGTATTGCGAGAATGAAGATACTGCCGTTGGAATTCCAACTGGACCTTGTATTGCCGGTCCAATTATTGCAGCGCCAAATGTGATTGGTGCTGATCCAATAAAGGATTGATCATTTTCTCTTGCTAATACACCTGGAGATATTAATGTTTCTGCCATTGTCTTATGTTATATTTAATATTGTTTTATTATAAATATTAGAAATTATTTCAAAAATTTATTTTGATGCGGTAAATTCCCCTTTTTCTAGGTTTATGCTACCATCACCATATTTTTCTTGCACTTTTTTACCAAACTCCGTTTGATCTTTTTGCAAATCTTGAAATTTTTCTAACAGTTCTTGTTTTTGCCTATCTAAGGCATCTATTCTTAATGTTGCTGCTCCAATCTGTACTACGATATCATTGTTTCTTGATTGAAAATCGGTTAAAATTGTAACTTCTTCTTCTAATAACTTGATTATTGACATATTATTGTTTTTAATTTATTATAAATATTGAACTTTTTATTGAAATTAGCTCCTACTTCTATGATCTGATGTAGGATTTTGAGTTGCTACACCTGCCGTTTCCATATTTGATACAGTTTCGGTGGTAATTGTAACTTTTGCTTTAGAATTATATTTTTTAGTTGAATTCAAATCCTTTTGTATTGTATCTGGTATTAGGTATCCTCGTAATCTAATATTAAAAGTACCGGTAACCAACCTATCTTTACCTGTTGTTAATTCTGTTGCTGTAGTAAAGCTATCAATAAACGATCTAAACATATATCTTTCAGGATTCCCCCAATAAGCATCAGATCCATATTCACATGCCTCTATTATCTTATTTAATTGTTCCATATAGTAAGTTTGAATTAAACAACTATACTCTATAGTTACATAATCAGGTTGTGCTACTACATGAAATGTGTCAACAGGGATTCTATTATTTAATGTTTCAAAATTACTATAAAAGTTTTTCTGACTAAATTGTTTTGAAAATACACCTGTTAAATTAGGCATATTAGCATCTAATTTATTTGCTACTGTTCTATCTTTAGCAATTGAATCTCTTTTAACTACAATAATAGGTAACATAATAGCACCCTTTTTATCTCTATAATATCCATCACGTTGAAATGATTTCCATCTTTCAGGAGCACCATATATTACTGGTACTTCCCTTCTAGCCCCGTTTTGGTAAACAAAAGGCTTAATTTTATTTTCAAAATAGAAAAACACTGCCTCATCAATATCCTTAACACCTACTGAAAATTGTTTAGTATCATCATCTTTAAAGCTCATTTGAGCTGATCTATTATGTTGTATACCTGTTTCTGTGTAATTTGGATTGTTTGGAATTACAGCGGCATTAGGGTTTGTTTGTATCCCTTGTTCTTCTCTACCCCTAAAAGCTGTGTGTTGCTTTTCACTTAAAGTTAATTGGGATTTTGGTATTGGTTTTCTTGGTTTTGCCATTAGAATCTTTCTTGATAAGGTGAAATAGCTACTTTGTCTGCTGGTATATAGTAAGTGGAAACTAATATTGATAAATTATTTCCGTAATTTTCTAAACCAGGATTTATTGGGTTTGGTTCTCCATCTGTATCATTATTAGGATAATCGGGATTTTTACCTCCCCAATATTGATTAGCTACTGTACTTTGTACTCCATAATATCCTTCTTCGTATAATAAAATATCTCCTACTCTAGGAACAATATCTTTTTCTACTAAATCATCTCTTAAAAAGTAAAACTCAATTCCTTGATTGTACTGAATACCTTCTATGTTTTCAGCATATTCTTGGTTTGTTCTATTTATTAAAACATTAAATAAGAAAGGACCATTATAATACTTTTCTTCAGCCGCTTCACCATATATATTAACTTTAGTTTCTTCTAACTGAAATTGATATAATGCTGTTTGTTGAGTAATAATATTACCCATTAATTCGCGATTTAATTTTCTCATCAGAGACATATCTCTCTGTGTTGTAAACATTGCCATATTATGCTATATAAATTGTATAAGGCACTTGCTGTAATTCAATCATTTTAGATTCAGCTTCTGATGCCCTTCTATTTAATAATGCTTGTCTCGATGTTTCATCAAGATAAGTTCTTAATCTTTCTATTAACTGTGTTTTCTCTGATGTTGCTGCTGATATTAAATCACCTTGATTTAAATTAACTTCAGCATTAGGTATTGGGATACTACTATATTTACCTCTTACATAACCTAACATTTCTTTAGATAATGCTAAAGTATACTCAAATATCCATTGTCTACCAACTGAATTAATATATTCATATGCTGGGTTTTCATACGGAGCATTTGATACATTTGTAACTCTTGTTGGTGTTTGTCTAACTGCGCTATTAATTCTTTCATCTCTTAAAATATACTCAAACCATACTTGACCTCCTCCACACACGGCCGTAATATTCTGCTCTGTTAGTTTAAATTTTAAATCACCAGTTGCACCACTCATATTAACCGAGGAAGCATCTACTTCTGCTTGTGTAACGGTAATTGTATCACCGCTTGTATAATCACTACCTGATTCCATTACTTTAAATGTATAGGTGTTATTAGTTCCTATATTACCTAAAATTACCCCTTTTGCACCTTTTCCTGTACCCGTAGTTGTATCTAAAGATATTAATGAAGATGTTGTATTAGCTGCAAAAGTAACTGTTGGTGCTGGTGGAGTAGGAGTTAATAAATTTCCTATAATTATAGATGAACCTGATAATACGGTACCACTAAATGATGGAATAGGGAATATTCTTAATTTTGTATCTCTCACTTCAAATGAATAGTTAGACATTCTAACCATTTCATTCATTTCTATTTGTTGTATTACTTGTAAGTCATAATTTAGTGGGGCCATTAAATAACCCATTCCTTGACCAAATCCTCCAAATCCAACAATACCAGCTGCTACTGCTCCTCCAAATCCAAACCCGTTGTATGGGTCTAAATATCTTGCTGATGCTGGGAAAGGTGGTTGATAGAATACCCTTTTTACTTCTAAACCATGGATATAATCCGATCCAGTTAATCCACTACCTGTCATAAAAGTAGAAAAATCATAATCTTGAATACTAGAAGTTAATTGAAATGAACCTGAGTAATAAGGTACATTACCTCCACTACCTGCTTCTTCTCCATACTGTTCTGTTAGTCTTACTATTGGCTCAAAACTCGGTGTTATAAGCGCTTGATTTAAGCTTGACCCCGTTGTGAGCCCTTCAAGAGATAATTGATTATCTCGTATTTTATATGCGTATACTTCGTTACCATACGTGGTAACTGCCTCCTCAAAGGCGGTAAAGAAAGAGCTTGATTGGAGTTCAACATCTACTAAAGGATAACCTAATCTTGAAGCACAAAATTTAGTTACCTTTACTGCGTCCGTCTTAAATTCCACACTGGAAGTATAAAACTGAAATGGTACGGAATTATCGTTCCATATTGGACAACCATCGTAAATAGGTACATTCATAGTTGAGTATTTTATTATAAATATGAATAAAAAAAGCCCGAACGTGAGTTCGGGCTAATTTTACTAATTTAGATTTAATCTCTTATTATAGAGAGTTTAATCCTGAAATATTGATAGTACCATAAAATTCTGGTCTTACCATTTTCTTAGCGTATCTAGTTAATAATCCCTTTCTTGGTGTGAAAGTATTTGGATCATATACTAAAGGAGTCATGATTAACGGAATGTATGGAGCAAATACAGCACCACTTTCAAGGAACTGAGAACCTCTAAATCCTAAAAGGATTTTGTTTTCAGTCATGTAAGGGTTTTTGTATACTTTATATCTTCCATTAATAGCACCTACTTTCTGTACACCGAATGCATAGCTAGCTTGTGCAGCATCACCATCTGAATCAGCAGCAAATCCTGGAATACTTTCTAAGATTGTACCTACAGTTGGAGAACATACTAAGAAATTAGCACCACCTCTAAGAGTTTTCTGGTGTATAATGTTACTTAGTTTTTGGATTTTAGTTCCTAATGTTTGGAACCATTGTCCTTGTGAATTATAGAATCCTAAATCAGATACAGCACCTGCAGCACTTATAGAAGTGTTGTTAACTGCTGACCAGTTTTCAGTTCCAGCTCCAGCTCCTTCGATCAACATACTTAAGATCTCTAAATCGATTTCTAAAGATATGTATTCACTAAGAATTGAAGTTAATTCAGCTTCAGCATCTAAAGCATGGTATGCATTTAAATCCTGTGCAAATTCTGGCGTCCAAACTGCTTTAAGTTTTCTAGTTTTAGCAACGATCGCAGATGATTTCATCTGAATGTTG